CTTTGTTTAAAAAATGCCATGACAAAGTATTTAGTGTGTATGAAAATCTATTTTCGTCTAGGAGTGAACACGCAATCATTGTATCTACCACTAAACCATTGATATTTAAGCCTAAATTACGTATCCAAGATACATCGTACATGGCGTTGTGAAATATTTTTGTGGCTGGTGTATTCAAAATATCTTTAAACCATTCCAAAGTTTTTTTACGATCAGAGTTTGGTCCTTCAGCGTGAGCAATTGGAAAGTACCAACTGCCATGTTCAACTGCTACTGCTATGCCAACAACTTCTCCATTGCCTATCACTGCACCTGATCCCATAGATTTTAAATCTGGATCTCTTGTTTCTAAGTCAATTGCTATTTCATCATGACCACGTAAGTCTGGGTATTCTTTGTGTGCTACCCATTCTGTTTGGGCCTGCATGTAGCTAGGTAATTTCATTTTTTATCTTTTAATTTTTTTATTTCTAAATCACAATAATGTTTTATTTTTTCTAAATCTTCTATGCCATTCTTATTTAAGTATCTACAAACATACTTCACAACGTTCCCTTGAAAAAAAGAGAGATCATTTTTTGAAATAAATTCATATGGTTGAATGACAAACGACCGGTAATGAGATCCCCCAATTTGTTTGTCTTGTGGAAACGCATCATCAAATATATCTTTGCTTGTCATAGTTGATATTCCTTTGTTCTTTGTTTTGCTTTCAGTTTATATAGATTATTTCTTGCTCTCGAAATGCCCACATACCACACTCTATGCTCCTCATCTTGTTTGTCAATACTTT